TTGATTCCTCCTCAATATAGTCAGAACTCTGCGGATAGGTAGAGGTTGAGAGGAGATGCCCTAGATATTGAAACAATCCGTAACAGTTGGATGGAAGCAGGGTGCGGCAGCAGCTCGGGAACAGCTCGGGAACAGCTCGGCAATTATCTCGGCGGCCACTTGCTTGTGCTCACCCGGCCGTGGCCTCGGCCGCTGTTTCGGCCGCACCCCTCCCCTAGTAAACGACAGCGGCCAGCGGTGAGCACACATTTGAAATGTGTGCAGAACCCAGTCAGGGTGGGCACCCCCTCCCCCCTGGGTGGCAATAAATGCCAAACAGGCTGGCGAATGCTTGATTTATGGCCGCCAGGCCACCCCCTATGGGGGGATTTTGCCGCGAACGCCCCTCGATATACCCACCTCAACGCGCGACGCATTTTCGGATTCTCAATAAGCTCGCCTTATCGAGATAAGAGGTGGGGGTATGCAGGGGAGCGCCGTCACTTAGCTCCGTTGCTGTTCCCGAATCAGGTGCCCGTAAAGAAGCCCGTCCGCATTCTTTAGCAACGTGTCAAGTGCTTTGTCAACAGGTTGCAAAGAAAAGCCCCTAAAGAGCTTGTTTGCTCTTCGGGGGCGTATATGATTTATCTGTCAGACGAGTTACCAGCTCCCTGACACGACCACCTACAGCATTAGGCGATGACCCGATCTTACCGGCGACAGGGAAAGACACGCATGTCTTCAGCACAGAATGAATTTCGGAGAGAAAACGAGGGAAGGGAATGGGGTACTGAGTTCAGTCCTAATCAGAAGAGAGAGTATGCCCAGGGGATGCAGGCTTATAGGAGGTCATTTGGACTGACTGATGGATTGAAGTGTGATCAGAACGAGTTTCACGATTACTTGGCTCGTCGTCGTGCTGAGGACGAGAAGGCAAAGACAGGTCGGAGGAATCCAATTCATCCCAGTGCTTTGGCGATGTATGCCGATGGCAATGACCCAAGGGAAGGATCTGGTGTCGTCTCTGCTGGAGGGATGTAGTCTTTAGTCGTCTTCGGTAACGCCGCCAACCATTGGTCGTGGGGGGTTGAGCCGAGCGGGAGACAATGCAGAGCCCGTTGTCCTAGGCAGCGGGCTTTGTTGCTGCCAATATGCTGGGGAGAACTACGGCCCCGCAAATGACTGTTGTCGTGAATGGTTCAGATCCACAGATCTATCTCACCAATGGCACCAGGCAGCTGCTGGGGCTGACAGGAGAAAACACAAGAGCTCAGTCGATTGTTCAGGCTGCTCAAGAGGGTTATTACGCTGCAACTGGTGAGTGGCCTTATGTCGCCGGCATGCCTAATACTCCTGGGGCCCCACCAGCAACGCTTGGTGATTGCACAATTGCTGGCAGTGGCATCTCAGGTGGCAGTGTGTCGCTCACCACAGGGGAAACGCTTGATTTAACTGCTGTGATTAGCGGTGATGCAAGTCCTGTGACGTATCTATGGTCAGTCAGATCAGGTGATTGCATCTCATTCGTTGGTGCAAAAAATAAGTCCACTGCACAGATCACATGCGCGAAAGCTGGGATGGCAACACTGCGCTGCATGTTTACTGCTGATTCCAGCGATTCACCAAAGGAAGCCACTGTTGGCGTTGTCGTCACTGATCCAGCCAAGCAAACTAAAAACACCAGCAAGAAATAAATGCTTGATATCACGACCACTGAAGACGACTGTCTCAAGGTGTGTCTTACTGAGGATGGAATAACGAAATGCACGTATGTTTCGTCGTTCCATCTTGTTGATGGCAAGGAAAAAGGCTTGAGAGCTGCCATCAAACGTGCTGCTGCTAAGGCATTTGAATGAAACAACTGTGGGAGCCTCTACCTAAAGAGCTGCAAAGCTTTCCGCAGTTCTGTTGCTATCTGCTTAGAGAACAAGGTCTGGCAAGAACTCCCACCAAACAGCAGGTAGCTGTCGCTCAATGGATGGAATCAGGGCCAGATAGGCAATTAACGGTTGCTTTCCGTGGTCTGGGTAAAAGTTTGTTGGCGTCGTATTACGCGCTTTGGCGGCTTCGCATGGATTGCGAAGAGAAAATCCTTGTCGTTTCAGCCACAGCCATCAAAGCAACGGATTTCACCCAGTTCATGCTCAGGACCATGGCTGAAGTGGACATATTGCAGTGTTTATTGCCTGAATTGGAGAACAGATCCAGCAATGTCGCTTTTGATGTCGCCCCATGCACGGTTGAGCAGTCGCCATCTGTACGAGCCTTGGGTGTTGGAGCGCAAACCACAGGCCAGCGTTGTACTTGCGCGATCTTGGATGACATTGAGACCCTGGCAAATACTCTGACGATCCTGAAGCAAGAGCGTATTGCTCATGCTGTGACAGAGATGGAATCCATCATCAAGCCCGACGAGGGTCAATTACTGCCACGAAAGATTAGTTATCTCGGAACTCCTCATACAGAGACAAGTATTTACCTGCGATTAGTGCGAGAAAGGGGTTATTCAAGTCGGTATTGGCCTGCTTTATACCCAGAAGAGCTTGATACCTATGAAGGGAACCTAGATCCACGAATCGAGGCGGAGGTAACCGCCGATCCAGGGTTAGTCGGAGAGCCAACGGACCCTGAGCGGTTCAGTCACGAAGACATCCTTCAACGTCAAGCGTCGATGACGAAGGCAAGTTTCGAACTTCAGTTCTATCTCAATTGCAGGCTTGCCACTCTTGACCGCTTCCCAGTACGCCTGGGCGATATTGTCGTCCTCGATATCGACGGATCTGCCCTTCCAGAGACTGTCGTTTGGTCGAGTTCGCCGGAATACAGGCTTCAGGAACTTGTCTGTATCGGAATGGGGGCGGATAGGTATTGGCATCGACCTGCATTTATCAATGGCTGGGTTGAAAGAAAAGAAGCCCGTGTTGTCATGTCGATTGACCCTGCTGGTAGAGGCCGGGATGAGCTGGCCTGGTGTGTATTGGCTGAATATGGCGGTAATTTCTTTGTTCTGGAAAGTGGTGGCTCAACCCTTGGCTATGACGATGTTGTTCTAGAGAATTGCGCCAAGATCGCCAAGAAATGGGATGTGAATTACGTCATCGCTGAGGCAAACATGGGCGATGGCATGTTCACAGCCCTGTTGAAACCCCACATGCTCCGGCATCACCCGGTAACGATTGAGGAGGTAAAGCACAGCATCAGGAAAGAGACGCGACTTTGTGACACGCTAGGCCCGATTATTCAGCAGCACAGGCTGTGCATGTTGGCCAAGGTGATCAAGGCTGATTACCGCTTATTGGATGAAGATCCAGAACACGGATATTCCAGATCAGTTGCGCACCAGATGTCGCGGCTAACCGATGAGAAGGGCTGCCTGTCACACGATGACCGCGCTGATGCGCTTGCGATTGCGCTTGCTTATTTCGTAGAGGCCGCGGCCCAGGACCAGATGCGAACGCAGCTAGAACGCAGCTCGCAAATGCAGCGTGAAGACATGGAGGCATGGATGAGTGAACAGGAGGGGGCCGTCGATTCCCTCGCGCTGGGATGGCGACCCAATCTGTCTAATCACGGTGCCTACGGTGGAGTTAAGAGGCTGACTGTTTAAGCGGCACTACTTTGTCGCTCATCTCAGAGAAGTCGAGCTTGCCTGCAAGCTTCTTGAGGGTTGAACCCTCAGCTGCAACAGCAGTGACGTTGCTGTTCTTCAGTAATGCCATCGCTTCTTGACGTGCCCGACGATCACCGTTCTGAAGATCTTCCAGCACTTGATCGATTACGAGGTCGTGCATCTCGCTGAGCTTGCTTAGCTGATCGGACATAACTATTGGGTTTCTGACTGAAGCTTAGATACCATGGCCATATCTACAGCTGCGCAGAGTGCCTTATCTTCCACAAATTGATGAGAGGCTTGTGGCTGCTCTCGCGGCTGAGTTTCCTGATCGATCTCCTGACTTGTCGTGGAGTGATCGAGAGATCATTTGGCGTGCTGGTCAGGTGTCAGTCGTCAAATGGCTGGCGCAAAAATCATTAGACCAGCAATCAGAGACTGTCGTCATGGAAATGGAGGGTGGCTGATGTGTGGCGGAGGTGGCGGAGGTGGCGGCACGATTTATCAGCCTGACTACAACGCTTACGACAAGCAATTTGAGTTGCAACGTTCTGCGATTGAGCAGCAAATAAATAGCAGCTCTATGGCAATGCAGCAGCAGTTGCAGAGCGCTTTGCAGTCGCAAAACACTGTCAGATCTGAAATTGCCGCAGACAAAACTGCCGCAGCGAATGATGCGTCGGCTTTGAACGAAGAAGCCATGCGTTTATCTACGTTGATTGGCGCTCCCCCGCCAGAGGAGCCAGCGCAAGCTCCTGAGATTGGCTCAAAAGATCGCGGCGTTAAAACAACCAAAGGGCGTAAGTCCTTACGCATTGGCCGCACGGCCAATTCATCTAGCCAGGGCACTGGCCTCAACATTACTTAGGAGTTTGATTATGTGTGGTGGTGGTCGTCCTAGCGCTCCAAAAGTTGAATATGTCGGTCCATCCCAGGCCGATATAGACAGAAATCAGCGTTCTCTTGATCAATACCAGGAACAGATGATGCAACAGCAGAGTCAGTTCCAGTCTCAGCTTCAAGCTCAAATCGATGCGGCTGACGCAGAGACTGCTGAGCTTCAGGCTAATTTCGCGGCGGAATCCGCAGCCGCAGCAGCCGCGTCTTCTGCTGATCAAGCAGCTGCCTATACAACGTCAGCGCAGCAAACAGAAATTCCAGAAGGTGCTCAAACAACTGCTGCTGTTACTGAGAAGAAAAAGCCCAAGAAAAATCTCAAGATCAGCACTGGCGGAACAATGGCTAGTGCTGGCTCTGGCCTCAACATCGGAGTTTGATTATGTGTGCTGGAAGCATTGAGGGGGCTGAAGCCGGGTCCGACCCCAAAGGTCTTTCTGTGGGGTTTAGAAGTAAAAAGACTGGGGAGATCGTTTATTTAGGTGAGACCAGGGAGGAGCACTACAAACGGGTCGCGAAAATGCGGCAGAAAGAAGTTGATGAATTATCGTCTCAGCGAAAAGCCTTAATTGCGCAGCAGCAGGCCGAGTCTCAGCGATTACAAGCCGAGATGGTTGAGCAGGAAAAGGCGCAGAGTAAAGAAGTGCTTGGCCTTCAATCTCAGCAAGCTGAAAAACTTTCTGGCATCAGAACCAGTGGCCAATCGGTTGTTTCTTCCTTGCGGATCCTTGGGCAGAAGCAACCTATGGCTCCAACTGCATCGCAAACCGCATCACGTCCTAGTGGCCGTGGGGCTGCATCAACTCAAGCAAATGTGGCTCGCGGATCTGCTCGTAGTCGTGGCACAAACCTTTCGATCTAATCATGCGTAAAACTGCTGCTCAACGCTACGAAGACCTGCAATCTGACCGGGACTATTACCTAAGTCGTGGTCGCGCTTGTGCGCAACTGACGATTCCGTATCTCATCCCGACCAGTTCAGAACCAGTCGCCAATACCAAGGAGACCTATCCAGTCCCATGGAATGGCATTGGAGCTAGGGGCTGTTTGAACCTGGCAAGCCGAATGCTTTTGGCATTGCTTCCACCAACGCAGCAGTTTTTTCGCTTCTCGCTGGATGAAGCCGAGCTAAATGCTCAAGGTGTAAGTCCAGAGCAAAAGTCTGAGTTTGAGATGGCCTTGAGTCAAATCGAGCGCCAGGTGCTCCGAGAGATCGAGGCCAGCAATGACCGCGTGGTTTTCCATGAGGCATTGCTGCATCTAATCGTTGGCGGCAATGCACTGCTTTATGTAGCTCCAGAAGGCCTGCGTTGTTTTCACCTAAACCGCTACGTCTGTCAGCGGGATCCGATGGGAAATCCATTGGAAGTAATTACGTGCGAACAACTGGCAATTGAGACGCTGCCGCAAAAAGTGCAGGATCTGATTCGTAATCCAGAGGATGACGACGACATCACCAGTGGCTTGATTGATGACATTGCTCAACCTGTTCCACGTCGTGATTCTGGCGACACGGTTCGGATTTACACCCATATCACTTGGGAACGAAATGGCCAAGGGAAGAAAGGGACGGTCAAGTGGCACCAGGAGGTCAATAACAAGATCATTCCCGGCTCTAAAGGTCGTGCTCCAGAAGACGTAAATCCATGGATGCCCCTACGAATGACGCGCAGCGATGGGCAAATGTATGGCATCAGTTACGTGGAAGCCGCGGCCTTGGCTGATCTTCAGACTGTGGAAGCGTTGTGCCAAGCAATTGCAGAAGGGAGCCTTGCAAGTAGCAAAATTTTGTTCCTAGTTAAGCCGTCTGGTGTCACCAAAGCAGCCAATCTTGCCGACAGTCCAAACGGTTCGTTTGTCACAGGAGACCCTCAGGATGTGATGGCTTTGCAGGTGCAGAAATCCACAGATCTGCAAGTTGCAATGCAAGGCAAAACTCAGATAGAAGCCAGGCTGTCACAGGCTTTCATGCTGGCTGATGTGAGAGATAGTGAGCGCACAACAGCGGAAGAGGTACGCCTACAGGCCTTACAGATTGAGAACTCGCTGGGGTCGATCTACAGCATTTTGCAGACCGAATTTCAGGTGCCTTATGTCTCCCGCAAGCTTGACATTCTTCAGCGTGAGAAGAAGGTGCCCAGGCTGCCAAAAGAGTTGGTCAAACCTGTCATGACTGTGGGCCTTGCCGCTGTTGGTCGTGGCAACGATTTGGAGCAGCTAGTAAGGTTTACGACAACGCTTGGTCAGACAATGGGGCCAGAAGGATTACAAACCTATCTGAAGCCATCAGAGCTGATTAAGCGCCTTGCATATTCCATGGGCATCGACACTGTTGGTCTAATCAAGACCGACGAAGAGCTTGCCCAAGAACAACAAGCAGCACAACAACAGCAGCAGCAAGCAATGCTGATGCAGTCAAAGTTGGCTGATCCGAAGAACATGGCTGATGCAGCGCAGACTGCTCAGAACATGCAGATCCAATCCGAAAACCCTGAACCTCAACCTCAATGAGTCCTGAACTCGGCAGACCAGTAATGGCCGATCCTCAACCTTTTGTCGAAGGATCACAAACCGACACTTCACCTCAACTGACTGTTCCTGAAGGCGAAAAGGGCGGGATGGTTGGCCCCGGCCAAGAGGGAATTGTCGAAGAATTTGCCCAGGAACAGGAACAACTTCAGGAAGAAGAAGCAATCCTCGGCAAGTTCAAGTCTCCCCAAGATTTGGCGAAGGCTTATGCGGAGCTTCAGCGCAAGATGGGTCAGCAGTCTTCTGCTGAACCTCAGCCTGAGCCTGCTGCTGAGCCTGAAGCAGCCGAAGCTCCTGGCTATTCCGCTGATCAAGCCAGTGAGGTTTATGGCAAAGAAGCAGTTGGAGCACTTGCCGAGAAAGGTGTCGATCTTGCTGAGTTGATGTGGAACGCCGACCAGGGCGCTGACATCTCGGAGCACTACGACACGCTGGCTGAAACATTCAAAGTGCCCCGCCAAGTGGTGGAGAACTATGTATCAAAGGCGCAATCCGCCCCGTCAACTGGCGAGGCGGGACTGTCTGATGCTGATGCAACAGAGCTGCTGCAATCTGTTGGCGGCCAAGAGAACTTTGATCAGCTAAGTGGCTGGGCTAAAGCCAACCTGCCAGCAGAAGAATTAGCCAATTACAACGCTGTGGTGGACTCGGGCAACAAAGAGGCCATTAGTTGGGCATTGAAGGCAATGCAAGCCCGTCAGGTGGCCCCTGACGCTGTTGTGGAGCCAAAGCTCTACGGGGGCGGATCACCAACAGACACGGTGGTCAGGTTTGAAAGTCAACAGCAAGTCCTCGACGCAATGAATAAACGGAATGACAGAGGTCAGCGTCTTTACGATGTTGATGAGGCTTACAGGAACAAGGTGGCGATGATATTGCACGCTTCACCAGACTTCTAGTAAGTTGTTGTTAGACAGCAACCGGAACTGGGCAAGCCCGAAAGGATAACTTGCAGCCAGGGAGGAATGGGCGGTCAAACAAAACCAAAACTATTCCTCCGAAAAATCTAATCATGCCTACTCCTCCTGATGTTGCTTTGCAACGCTTAGGCCAGATCAAAGGCGACGGTGCTACCTGGGGTCCAGGGCTGAATGGCGTCGATAAAGATCGCGCCATGTTCCTCAAGCTGGGAAGCTCTGAGGTTCTTGATGCGTTCATGACTAATTGTGTATTTAAGGGCAAAACTCGCGAAAGAAATATTCGTGGAGGCCGGTCAGTTGCTTTTCCAATTACTGGAAAAATGGCCGCCCGTTATCATCAACCTGGAACTCAAATTTTAGGTCAAGGCAACAATCCTTCTGATATCAATGAGCGAGTAATTGAACTTGACGCATTGATGGTAGCCGACGCAGCTATTTATCAAGTAGATGAGCTGATGAATTTCTATGATATTCGTCAAATCTATACAACTGAGCTGGGCAGAGCATTAGCTTACGAATACGATAAGCGTGTTGCGCGTATACTTTACGCCGCCGCTAGTAATACAACAGAGCCTCTTGCAAAAGATCCTCTGAATGCTGGAAGGACAGGCCAGCTCATCGATCTCGGCGACGACGCTGCTACTTTTGACGCCAAAACACGTCAAGCTCGTGGCGACATGTTGGTTGATGCCATCTTCGATGCTCGTGTGGGTTTCGAGACCAAAGATGTCAGTATTGACAACATGTATGCGGTGTTCTCTCCTGACGATTACTACTGCATCACGCAGTCATCGCGTGCGATCAATACTGATTTCAACGGTGGTGGTGGCAACGGCACTATCGCTCAGGGCGAGACTGCAAAAGTTGCAGGCATTCCTCTCTATTCAAGTAATCACGTCACCCAGCCTGATTACACATTAGTGGCTGGAGATGTGAACCCTGATTATGCTCAGGATCTGTCGAACGTCCGTGGCTTTGTTTTCCACCGTGATGCTGTTGGTGTTGTCTCTCTTTTGAGACCTTCATTGCAACTCACAGGGAACGAGTTCCGCGTTCAGTACCAGTCTGATCTGATGGTTGCCCGTCAGGCGCTTGGCATGGGTCAGCTTCGCGCTGAGTGCGCTTGCGCCATCTCCGTCTCTGCTTAAGCTGACTTAGGAGATGGGGATCAAGGGGTCAGGGAGCTGGCCCCTTTTTTCATGCGCCATAGACTGTGTGCAACGTCCCCGTAGTTGTCCATGGGCATAGTTCAACAGACAAGAGCGCCAGGTCGAACGACATTGCTAGACGCGGTAAACATTTGCCTGGAGAACATTGGGGAGCAGCCGGTAGATAGCCTCGAAAACGAACAGATTCAAGACGCCAGGGTTGCCGAAAGGACTCTTCTTGAAGTGCATAAGCAAGAGCAGGTTCGTGGCTGGAGCTGGAATAAGGAGTACGCCTACCCCTTCTCCAGGGACTCGCTTGGTCAGATCCGAGTACCTGAGACTGTGGTCGAGTTCAGCCCAAACCCATACGAATGGAATGGCCGGTTTCAGCTAAGGGGCTCAAGGGTTTACGACCTCTTGAACAGGACGTATCAGATGGATCCAACCATCAATCAAATAACGGCGGATGTTATTTGGATGTTGTCTTGGGACGACGTGCCAGAGGCGTTCAATCGTTTCGTCACGATCAGGGCAGCTCGCGTTTTTTCTGATCGGACGTTGGGATCTGAAGCCTTGTTCAAGTACACGTTGAAAGATGAACAGGACGCCCAAGCGTTGCTGATGCAAATGGAGCTGACGCAAGAAAGCCCAAACATGCTGACCGGCAACTATTCATTCCCGACATATCAGCCGTCAAGTGGATTGATGAACCGTCGTGTTTCAACTGGTTCTTCGATCTTCTAATGAAAAACATTGCGTTCACGATCCCTAATCTCATCCAAGGTGTGAGCAATCAGCCGGACGCGCAGCGTGACCCAAGTCAAGGTGCAATACAAATCAATGGCGTCTCCTCGATTGCGGAAGGATTAAGGAAGCGCGACAGCAGTAGAACCCTTGCCAAGGTCAGCGACACACCTTTTGGTGATGCCTTTTTTCATACGATTCTTAGGGACCAGCAAGAGGAATACATCGCTGTTATTACCAGCAATGGGATTCAAGTATTTGACCTAGCTGGAAATCCAGTCAATGTTGTTCAAGACTCTGGCGCTTACAGCTATTTGAGCGGAGTTACTGATGCACGTCAGCAGATTCGGGCCGTAACAATTGCTGATTTCACATGGATCAGCAACACAACAAAGGCCACAGCAATGGACTCGGCCACAGCGCCAGTCAGCAGCAGGCCACCTCATGAGTGTTTGGTTTGGATTAAGCAGGCTGCTTATGGCAACGAGTACGTCCTAAACATCAACGGGTTTGAAGCCACTGTCCAGACCCCTGTAGCCCCAGTGGTTAGCAATGGTTCAACCGTCACCGAGAACAGAATCAGTAGTGAAGAAATTGCCGAGCAACTGATAACGGCGCTGGGCACCGCTGGCTTGACGGGCTACACGCTTGAACAATCAGGCTCAGTGATTTGGGTTTGGGGAACAAGCCCAATAACGGTCAAAGCAACTGATGCCAAAGCAAACAGCACGATTACTGCAATTCTTGGCGAAGTTCAGGCTTTTATCGAACTGCCAACAATTGCCCCTGAGGGCTATCAGGTCGAGATCACAGGAGATCCGGGGACAGCATTCGATAACTACTACGTCGAGTTTGAGCCTCGCAGCGGAACATTTGGCGAAGGAGCCTGGGCTGAAACGGTAAGCCCTGGTGTCGAGTACAGAGTTGATCCGCTAACGATGCCTCATGTCCTGATTAGGACGAACTCAACTCCACTGTCGTTTTGGTTTGGCCCGGTAAATGGCCAAACGGTAAACGGCATCCCTGATGGAGTCCCTGAATGGGGGCAACGTACTGCTGGCGATTACGACACAGCTCCTGATCCTTCATTCATTGGTTATGCGATTAATGACATCTTTATCTACAAGAACCGGCTTGGATTCTTGGCTGATGAAAACGTTGTCCTCAGCAGAGTTCGAGAGTTCTTTGAGTTTTTCCCTGAGACGGTTACGACTGTTCTGGATACTGACCCTATTGATGTTATTGCTAGCAATAACCGTGTTTCGGTCCTTCGCTACGCAGTTCCTTATCAAGACGAGCTGATCCTCTTTTCCAGTCAGATCCAGTTCAGGTTTAACGCTGCTGAGACTGTCCTGACTCCAGCGACAGCGCAGATCACAGTGCTGACGCAGTTCGATGTTGATGTTGAGGTGAGGCCACAGCAGGCAGGCGGTGGCATCTTTTTCATGCAGTCCAACGGCCAATGGTCGCAGATGCGTGAATTTGCTGTGCGGGGTGCAGGAACAGCGTTGACTGCCGATGCTGCGGACTTGACTGGCTACGTCAGCTCATACATCCCTGACGAATGCTTCAAGCTCACAGTCAATGACGCTGGAAATTCGGCGTTCCTGATCAGCTCCAGGTACGGCGCGGATGGAATTGACTACCGCAAACGGATCTATACATACAAATGGTTCCTGCGAAATACGGGCAGCGGTCCTGAGCGTGTACAGAACAGCTGGAGTTATTGGGAATTTGGGGCAGACGAGGTTCTTCAGGTCGTTTGCATCAGGGAGATTCTTTATTGCTTAATGCGTTATGGCGACAAGGTTTATTTAGAAGCCATATCCGTTCTTGATCGAGCGGAGGAACCCAGTAACGGGTTGCTGCCAGTTCTTCTCGACAGGCTTGTAAGCAGCACTTCAGCGACTCCAGTTGCACTAAAGATTGCGCCAGGCGTTTACAGCGAGCAAACGCGCGAGACCACATTCACCTTGCCTTATGTCGCCACAAACGAGATTCAGATTTGGTCGGCTTATAACAACAGTGGAAGCGGCAAACCTGGCCCAGTCCTTTTGGGTTCAACATTGTCTGGCACGACAATTACGGTAAGAGGTGATTGGTCAACAGCAGACGTTTGGGCTGGAGAGAAGTACGAATTTCGTTATCGCTTTTCGCGCTTCAAGTTGATGCAAGATATTGGTGGCGGTAAAGCGCCTCGAAACGTGGTTCGGACCCAAATCCGACAGGCAAAGCTGGGTTATCACGAAACAGGTTTCTTTCAGGCAAAGACAATGCCGGAGCACCGCTCTCCGGGCCTTTATACCTTTGATGCAACAGTCTTGGCGGTTAGGGAATCAAAGATTGGGGACACGTCTCCAACAACAGAGTCACAACAGCGTTATTACGAGGGCGTATTCAACATTCCGATTATGGGTCGTGGTGATCGCGTCCTGGTGGAGCTGTTGAACGACACCCCGCATCCGTGCAAGTTTTCAACTTGCGAATGGATCGGTGGCATGACCAGCCGTTCAGGGGCGAGCTGATGCAGTGGATCATGGAGCCGTCAGCCAGTGATGCTGTGTGGATTGGCCACAACCTCAGACCGTCAGATGTGGAGGAGGTAATGCTGAGTCATGGGATGAGTCCACACGAAGCGGTTAAATCCAGCTATTGCGACTCAGATATATGCCGTGGGATTGCAAGCGATGAAGGTGTTCCTGTTGGTCTCTGCGGGGTCGCAGAGCATCGCATTTGGATGCTGGGAACTCCTGAGCTGACAGCAACACGTAGGGGCAGGTGGCAGTTAATCGTTGAAGGGCGAAAATGGGTAGACAGTTGCTTTGAAGAAGTGGGTGGACCGCTGTTTAATCAGGTGTATTTCAAGAACGCTGAGTCAATTCGTTGGTTAAAGATGCTTGGTTTTACCGTTGATATTCCCAAGCCAATTGGGAAGTCTGGCGCTTTGTTCTGTGATTTCTGGAGGAACAGCTGATGGTTGTTATCAACCCGATGACCCTGGCCGTTGGCTCCGGTCTTCTTAACTTTGGGATGGGGATGCTGGGCAATAACGCCAGGCAGCAGGAATATCTCAACCAACAGGCGCAACGCAAAGCCAGCGCCGAGTTTGCTTCGTGGTCTGCCTCTCAGCAGCAGCAGCAGACAGACCTCAATAATCAATACTCCTATTGGCAGCAACAGGTCAATTACGGCCAAGAGGTTGTTTATGCCAATCAGCTACGCAATTTTGAGCTGGCTAGATCCATCGACCAGGCGGAGCTAGTTCAGCAAGCAAGGGCTGGAGCTGGCGCTAACTTCATGCAGGCCAGTGAGGCCACGGCTGAAGCATTTAGCCAACAGTCGATGGCTGATGCTGTGTCGCTGATGCAGTACAAGCAGCAAGCGTTGCGAGCCCAAGCGACAACAGCCGCTGGGTTAAATGCTGGAGCTAGCAGTGATCGTTATCTAAATGACTACGCCAGGCAGTCCGGCGATATGGCATCGCTGCAAATGATGAACCAGAAGTTTCGAGATCGGCAATACACAAGAGATCAAGCCGGAAATATCGCCAACTATCTGAACCAATACAACAGTCAGCAGCTCTACGAGATGCAGGACATTCAAGACCCGATCATGCCGTTTGCACCGTTGCCGACGCTGGTTAATCCTGCTGGTCCGTCGTTTGTTGGCGCTGCTCCAAGTGCATCGACAGCGTTCTTAGGTTCTGCCATCGGGGCCGTTGGAGCTGGGATCAATACATACAACTCAGTTAAGCCGTACACCAATTCAGGGAGGAAGAAGTAATGCCAGCACCACAACGATTAGGCGCAGGTTCACTGACGCCATCCGCTAGGCCCGTCTCCAACTTCTTGCAGTTCAAGAATGATGGCGATCCGGCGCAGCCGTCTAGGCCAAACATGCTCGGCAGGCCCCAAGGGGTCAACATCATCCAAAGGCAAGCTGACCGGTCAATTCAAGGCGTTAATCCAATCGCAGAGTTGACAGAGGCATTGAAGCCTTTGACCCAGTTGTATGACTATGGCGCTGAGTATTACGCATCGAACCAGTACAAGCGTGGCCAGAACGAAATTCTTAGGGCTGCAAGCAACATCAATCGCGACACGATTAGCAAGTCGCTTCAATACGCGAGAGAGAACCGTGAGGTCAGTGCAGTAAACCCCGTGGCGGGTGTGCTGATGGATCAAGCGAATCCATTTAGGCAAGCTGGTCGCATCAATCAAGCAAGCCAATTTGTTGCGACCAAAGCTCAAGACCAGTTTCGCGCTGCATGGGCAAGTCAAGGTTCAAACCTTGCTCAACTGGATCCTTCTGACAATTCAATAACAGCTATTGAAGCCAGGGTTACCAGCGACCTGGCGGGAGCATTTGGGCTGGATGAGTTCAGTCCAGGCTTCCAGGAATACGTCGTTCCTCAGATCAACAAGGGATGGGAATGGCTGCGACAAAAACAGGACGCAGCTCACGTCAAATATCAGAAAGAAGTTGGGTATAGGCAAACAGGAACCTTCCTAAACAACAAGTTGATGACGGGAGCGTCTGATGACAACATCGTCGACTTCATGGGAGCCCAGGCCGCGAGTTTTGGTTTGGTTGGCGAGCCGGTGGAGATGACAAAGAAGGCATATCTACACACCGCCGAGCTTCTTAGCGCACAAATGGCCGACCCAGCGACTAGGCAAAAAGCCACGCTGGCTATGAGGAGGCTGTTGAACCTTCCAAGCGGAGTTCCGGGGCTGACCGTAGGGATGGCCTATGGCAATGAAATCGTCAAAGGCCAAGCGGCCAGCAGCAGAGACCTCAAGACGCTGCGCGATAACGATCAGGCTGCAATGGAATTTGAGGTTGAGAAGCAGTCTGCTAATTGGTTTGGCTTCGCTCCAGGCAGCCCTGAGTGGAGTGCAGAAGACGCCAGGATTGCGGAACTATATCCAGAGCTTTCTCCTATTAAGCGTCGGCAGATCATGCTTGATGCTGCCAAGCAAAATCTTGAATTTCAAGAGCTCAATGTTGACACGATGAGCCTTGAAGAGTTTTACGGTACGGCGGATAATCCTGGGTATGACGAAGGAACATTTAGAAAGAAAGCAGCACAGATTAGAAAGACTCTTCCAGCAACAGCAAGGAAAGAGTTTGAAACACGAACGAACACTATTATTGAACGTAAGCGCCGACAACGCAGTGGTGAAATAGATTCCGCGACTTCAACAGATGGGATTAACGACGCTTTAGATCGTGCATTAAGGCTAAGACTAGGGGAAGATGGCATGGCAATGCTTAGGTCGGCAGCAGCAGAAGGTGTGTCCATCTCGGACTACATCGCGATGCAAGAAGTAAACGAAACTCGCGGAATACAGCGGTTTAGGGCTTACATCACGCAGCAAGGCGAGAACGCAATTATTGCCGAGACTGAGAAAAACGGCGGCATCCTGCTGCCTGGGAGGCAGTCACAAATCTGGCTTGAAGTTACCGAGAAAGCTCTTAACGACCCGGAGCTGATGGATGCACTGATCCCTGTCGAGGGAGTGCCAAGGCCTGAGCCTGCAAGCTCTCCATCAAATTCAAATACAAGCAGCGCACCAGCGCCGCAACCGATCCCGAAATACTTCAGCCCTCAGGGGCCAGTGCCGCAAGAAGCACTTGATAGCGGTGCTCCCGTTTACAACCAGGAATCAACAATCCAGATGCTGCAAACGTTGCGGGATGGCGATCCAATCCCCGCAAGTGTTCGCAGGGCAGCGGCAGCATCCGGCATGACGCCAGGTGAGTTCCTGCTGGAAAACGCCAATCGTCTTGGCTTGCCTGTGCCGCCCGACATCCGGCGAAAGGTCAAGCAAAACAGCAATCAAGCTCAAGGCGTTTCCAACTCATTCGCTACTGCGGCCCCTACGGGGAATGGGCCATTGGCTATGGCAACGAGAGCATTCGTCAACATTCTCACGCCTCCAGCAAGAGCAGCCACAAGGCAACCCACATTTGATTCCAGGCTTGGAGCTCCTGCTCAATTAAGCAGCTTCCGGCCCCAGGTGTCGTCGATCACATACGACACAAACCAGTCAGGCATCGACGTGTTTTTTGAAAACAAGCAGTTTCCTGCTGTGCTGCCTGGTCGCGTAAAAGAGGTGAATTTTCAGGGTGGTGCTGACAGCGGTTATGGGCATTACATCGTTGTGGAAAGTCGCGACCCAATGACGGGCGCTGTTGTTGATGTTCTTTATTCACACCTTGCAAGTGGTTCGACGTTGAGAGCTGGTCAGCCAATCGAGGCAGGTCAGATCATCGGCCGTCAGGGAGGCACGGGACGTGTCCGGTCAGCCGATGGAACCATCGCATCGATTGACTTCTTGGCTCCTGCTCCTGCTGGGAGCAAAAGCATGACGCCTTACTCCAATTACGACCAACTGCGTCGGTCCATCGCTCAACAACTCGGGAACTAATCATGCCTTGGACAACTGACTCAAACGGCAAGAGCGTCTGGGAGGGCGACTATCCCGACGCGACAACGCCACTGCCTGAAACTGCAACAGCAACGCAAGCACCTCCTCGACAAAAGCCTGAAAGGGTTACGCCGGATAAGCCGTGGTGGGAGCAGCTAAAGGATGCAGCGGTTGATGTTGTGGAGGACGTTGCTCCTGCATTGAGATATGCACCGAATGCAGTCGAAACAATCCAAGGCCTTACGCAAGGCAAGATGCCGGGGTTTATTGATCGTGCAGTAAACGATGCTCAATATGAGCTGAACCAACTGTCTAGCCCAGAGACAGCTTTGCCTCGGTTGACGCATTTAGCGATTAAGAACAATCCTGCGACTGAATATCTCCCTGACGATTTAGGCAACACTCTTTCGCTGGGTGGCGCTAAAGCCACGGCAAACGTTGCCAAGTCAGTGCTGGATGGTGGGGGAGGGCTGACACCAGCAAGAGAAGGTGCCATTGATCAGGTGCTTGATAACTATTACGCCGCAACTCAAGAGTCAAAGCTGCCATCCGAGATGAGCGAGGACGAGCTTGCGGGTGACGACATGAGATCCAGCTTGGTGCTGAATACAGCGTTGGCCGTTGGCGGTGGCCAAGTTTTTGGTGCCATTGGCAAGGCTTATCCAGCCCTTGGTCGTGCAACTCAATTCCTTGATCCGTCCAAAGGCAAAACCTTCATGGGCATGTTGAGTCGCATGGCGGCAGGCAACTTGGTCGATGAACCATTAAGCACCTTCCTTGATGACAACACTGGCGGCACTTTGCTGGGCTTGTTTGGCGCTGACGCTGATCCGGTCAAGCCAGGAATGTCTCGGACGGAAGCCTCACAAGCAGCGTTCTGGCCAAATCTTGGATCGGCAATGCTGTTGGGAGGTGGCTTGGCTGTGGGAGCTCGGGCATTGAGCAGGCTGCCAAATATCAGAAGAGCCAAGACTGCCCAAACCGCAACATCACAAAGGACGACGGCGCGAAGCGAGACGGTAGCCAATGGCGTTCAGCAAAAAGATGAGGACGGGAAGTATTCATTCACGAAGGAGACGTTGCAACCAGAGGAAGCTGAGAACGTCGAAGGTCGGGTTCAAACGGATGACGGCGAGCCAGCCGTAACGGGTGACGTTGGCCCAACTGAAGTCACATACGACCCTTCAATCCCTGAAGTGGATGCGGCTTATGAGGCGATTGAGGGTAATTTCTCAAACGATCAACTCGCTCGAATGAACGAGTTGCAGATGCAGGGCGTTGACACAGCTGTCGCTATTGAGACGGTCAGCTCTCCAGCTCCAGCGGCTAATGCTGTCAATCCAGCCATGGCCTACGACGAAGTTGCTGCACCGAAGTCAAAACTCGCCCAGGGGGAAGGCAGCATCAGTGACCGTTTTGGTTCTGTATCGCAAGAGAACCTGCTGTCACTAGCAAGTCCGCAGAACAGCCCGGCGTTTTCTGAAGCGATCAGTGAGGCAACAGGCAAGGAATGGCCCAATTTCAATCGGTTCGACATTCTTTCTGCGATTGAGCGGTTAGAAGCCGATGGCCGCACGGTGATGCCATCTCGCTTAATGGGTCAGCCAACGATGTTGGTGGAAGACATCGAAGTTGATCCAAAGCGATTCCAGTTCAAGCAAGGCGTTGACGACCAGGGCCAACAGAAAGGCAACTCGCTTGATGGCGTTGAGGTATGGAATGAGGACATGGAAGGAATCGTTCAGGTCTGGACGGACCCAATGGATGGCCTGACCTATGTCGTCAATGGCCACAACCGCTTGGCCAAGGCAGACAAGTTGCGCATTCCTTCCCTGCCAGTCAAGTACATCAATGCTCCAACAGCTGAATTGGCTCGCGCTAAAGGAGCAATCGCCAACATTGCGGATGACAAGGGGACCGCTTTTGATGCCGCCAAGTACATGCGCGATTCGGGCATTACGGATCTAGCCCAACTCACAGCGGACGGGATGCCACTGAAGTCAGGGCTGGCCGTTGAAGGCATGGCGTTGTCCAAGCTGCCAGACAACATCTTCCAAGATGCAGTTGATGGCATCGTCAGTAAAGGCAAGGCCCTGGCGCTAGGCGGTAGCGGTCTCGACGAGACCGGAATGCAGCAGGCATATAAGGCGCTGCAATCGCGTGATCTAACAGATACCACCTTCGATGAAGTAATCCAGCAGGCCAAGTTTTCTCCAACAGTCCAAGGCGATCAGGTGGACCTATTCGGGAACACCGACATGCTGAACCTGATGGTTCAAAAGGGTCAGCTTGCCGCCGCAATTGAAAAGGGCTTGCGTCAGGTGAAGAAAGCTGCAACAAGTGCAGCCAAAAATGTTGACACCTTGGAGGGGGCTGGCAGCCAAATCAATAAAGCGGGAACCAAGTCGCTTGCAGATGACACCGAAGCGTTGGTGAACGAGTTCAAGGCCAGCAAGTACATGGATACTCCCACCAGCCAGCTGCTGAACGAAGGCGCGTTGGAGATTGAGAATGGAGCCAAGGTCAAGGCTGTTGCTGATCGCATTCGTCGTCAGTTGATCGAGGCAGCGGAGAAGAGTCCTGCTCCAGAGAAAGCAATTGATCCAGAGGCCAAGGCCGAAGCTCCTGAGGAGACGGTCGAGGTGTTGCCACGCAAAGCTCAGATCAAAAAGATTCTTGCGACTGGAGCGAAGAAGGGTGAATTACGACCATCAACAACCCCTCTAATTGAGACTCCAGATCCGGGGAAGGTTGCGACTGACGGCAAACGTGCTGATGTTGCGTTGCTGGAAGGTCTCGACAACGAAGCTCGCCTAGGTGAGGAGTGGGCTGCCATCGACGATGCAGTTGATGCAGATCGACTTGAAGCAGAACGCAAGGCGATTGGTTATAGCGAGATGACTTTTGAGGAGAAGAAAGGTGCCGGGATGCTGGATGGTTTGGCGGAAGCTGAGAAGCCCCGAAGAAGGTCGTTGGCAGATCAGATGCGTGGCGATCTAAACGACCTGGGTCAATCGATTGGCAAGTTCACTCGAACTGTTGACGGAATCATGGATCGGCAGGGGGAGTCTTTAGCGGAGCAGATGAAAGCGGCCATTGCTGAAAGCAATGAACTGGACAGGCAAATGGCCAGAAAGATTGGCCAGCATATTGATGATCAGGCTGCTGGGCTTCGCGAGCTATCCGACACGATGCAGCCGCCAGCATTGCCTGCGGCTGAGTTCGTAATCCCCAAAGACCTGTCGAAATCAGCTCCACGATTTGGCAGGGCCAAGTTGCAGTTCGAGAGCGATCTTGATCGTGCGGCTTACATGATCAGAAACAAGGCGAAGAAGTCCAAGGGTGAGGACCGAATGATCGCTGCTCTGGAGGAGCAGGGCTACGACGTTGATGAGATCAGGGCGCTTGGAGATGAGGTCAAGGCTCAGATCCAAGACGGCGTTAAGGAAGTCACCGGCAGCCGTCGTGCTCCACAGGAGGAGTTCACAATTCAGGTGCCGAAGTCAGCGTTGGCGTCAACGTCGTCGCCACGGCTGTCACGGACTGGCCCACAACTCAGCCGGTCTGGTGAATACGACGAAGGCAAATTCCGCAAGCGTTACGAGGGGGCTGCTGAACGCAGGAAGTTCGCGCAGGAAGCTGCGCTGCTGGATCTTGGGCTCAAGCTGCCAAGCACCATCGCAGGCATGACACGGGTGAGCGAAGGGCTTGGTCGTGAAATGGTTGCTGGGCTGAAAGATGCAGCTCGCATTTCCGGCCTAGATCCGCTGCGGATTCAATACCTCGACAAGGTTGATACTCGCAAGCTGTTTGGTGATGCAGATGCAAACAAGGCGCTTGAGCAGTGGGATCCAAATGCTGCGCGGTTTGCCAGAGAGAACCCAGGCGATCCATTGATGGATGTTGTTGATGGAGAGACTTCAGGCGTCTTTGTTCCACGGGACTACCCAAGCATTCACCGAAGCATGATTTACCTGGCGATGGGTCCAAGCCTTGACACGCGACTGGCGAGCAAGGCGTTGACTAATGATGCTGGCTATCCGTTTCAGAGAACTGCTTATCACGAGGCATTTCATGCCGTTCAGGATTGGTTGGAAAAGATGAGCGTTAAAGGTGGCGTTGGCTCTAAATCCGTCTCAATGATGGAAGCAATGGGAACTGAGGAAGCAATTGCTGAAATGACTGCGCTGGTTAAAAGCGACAGGTTCGGGAATTATCAAAAAGGGATGAACATCAAGGAGCTTCAAGCTGAAGCGTTTGCCACTTGGTACAACAACCGCAAGGTCAGAATGAAAGCAGGCGGTGTCCAGGCTGCTTTTGAGAAGATCAAGAAGTTCGTCAACACTCTGCGACGTAAATGGAAGCTCGCGGTCGGGAAAGACCCCTCCTATGTAGATGTCTTTGAGCTAGCAGCAGAAGGCAAGATCGCTGACAAGGGCAATCAAGCCATCGCCAAGCTGAGGCCAGAGCAGCTGGAAGCTCTAAAGGGCCGTATTGATTCCAATATGGATGCAATGCTCCCTGAGCTGACAGATCGAGTCCACAGCTACCTGAAGCAAAAGCAGGCAGACTTTGATGTACTCACTGACAAACTGGCAGACGAGTTAAACATGGAGGGCTGCTGATCATGGCTAGTTGCGACGAGCTATTTCAACGCAAACTTGCGCTTGACCTTGAGAAGCAAGCCAACGACGAAGAGTTGGCGCGGATGTCCAACATCCAGCTCAATCGCATCCCTTCAGATGATGAGTTCAGGAAGGCGCAAGATGCAGCGATAGATAACCTGTCTGACCCAGAGGTCAATGCAAAGGCGGCGGAAGGCGCAAGGCAAGCAGAGCTGAGAAAACAGGGCAAAGGTGGGAGGCCCCCTGGGGTCAACATCGGGGAGGGTCAGCCTTTTAACTACACCCAGATCGCAAGAGACAAGCCGGAAGAGCTTGTTCGTGAATACACGGGGGTTATGGGCGCAGCAATGAAAGGAACTGCTGAGGCCATCCCCGGCTTTAAGCAATCAAAACTCTCTACACCAAGAGCCAGGGCAGAAACGCTGCAAGATTTGACTGGCCGTGGGGACATTCGCAGCTGGCTGAAAGTTATCTCTGATCCAACGCCAGGGCTGGCAGGAATGCTTGATCAGGTGATGACAGTTCGCTTTGCTAACGACACCGCAAATGCTGCTTATGTGGCGCAAGCGACGAGCATTAAGGATTGGATGGCTGCCAACCCTGGGAAGGTGGTGCCACCAGAGATGAAGCTCAAAGGCTTCAATAATTTCAAGCTGGCAATGCTGGCCACTCGGCATTACAACTTGATCAGAAGCCAATGGGGATACCTCGGCCAAGCGTTGCAAGGCAAAGGGTTCGAGGGTCCACTAAAAGCTTTCGGTGATCTTGACCCTGAAATTCAAGAAGCACTCGCAGATGTGGATGCCTCCGTCAAAGGGACAGATCTTGATCGAGTCGCTGAGATGCAGGAAGCGGTGGATCTTACTTTTAACGACTTATCTGAGGAGATGTCGTTTGCAAGAGTCTTGGATTCTGCGGACAAAAATTCCACAGATCCAAATGCTGCAATGGAGCAGCTAACAATTGAGCTGACAGATATTCTTGTTCGCGGAGCAGAACTAGGGCAGAAGTACGACCCAAAGCAATACAAATACAACAGGTTCAGGCTGGGCAATGCAATGGCCAAAGACCAGCAGCTGACGAACGAAAGAACCCAATTCTTGAATGTCGGTTCCAACTCAGCGATGGCAATACTTGGGCCTGCCAGAACCTACTTGGAAGATGTTCAAATCATTCAAGACTCGTTGAAGGCACGAAGAGCGACTAATGCCAATCCAATCCTGGCGTATGGCACTGAGCTGATGGAATCATCTCGTGTGGCGTGGCAAGCCAATTGGGAGGGTTACGGCGCAGCGTTTCGTGCAATGCGTGATTCAGGGAAAGAAGTCTTTCTCGATGCCTTTAGAGAAGGCAAGTACATGTACACGCAAAATGTCGAAACCTATGGCAAGTACGAGAAGCGAATTGATGAAATGCTTGCTGAGCTTGAGGATGCCAGAAGGGGCGGTACCCGCAAAGGTTTCTTCCAAGATCCAGCGACAAAGACGCTGAGCTGGGTAAACCCTGATCGGCATCGTCGCTGGATGCACGCATCGGTAAGGCTATGGATGTATAACGCGACAGGCAGCCAGTGGTTCTTGCAACCTGGCTTTAGGTCATTGGCTTCTGTTGATAATGCTGCTGGCTGGGCTTTCTTTAATTACAAGCTGCGGCATGACATTGAGATGCGAGCTCGGCTCCAGGGCGAGCAGCTGAACTTCGAGGCAGGCCGGTCTCCAGAGGAAGCGCAACGTGCAATGGATGAGTGGGTTAATAAACAGTTTGATGAGTCGTTCTATTCCAAGCAGCCAACAGAAAAGCAGATCATTGCGTTCCGTCGTAATCAAGGAATTTCCCCTGAGCTGATGAGCGATCAGGCGATTGCGGACATGATTGTTGAGCAAAGAGTTCGTGAGACGTATAGCGCACCAGTCCCTAATGCCAACGCATACATTGCAGCGGCTAGTGACTTCTCTTCTGAGATGCGATTCACCAAGCCACCAGAAGATGGGCTCGGGAAATTGGCCTACGACGCTGGTCAGAAGATGCGTCAAGACCCAAGGGTTGATCTGGCGTTTCCTTACTTTCAGGCACCGTTTAACGGCACTGGCTTGGACATGACAATGCTCCCACCAGTAGCAGCAGGCCGTTTGGCATTAGCGATGAAGGATGGCGACAAGGTGAAGATCCGTCGGATGAAAGCCAACATGGCAATGTCCGGCGTGATCTTTGGGATATGGGGAACGCTATCTGCCAGCAGAACAATCATTGGCAATGGGCCTACAGATCCTGAAGCCAAGCGTCAATGGAGGATGGAGCTGGACGCTCAAGGCAAGGTTCCAAATTCAATCATGGGTATTCCATTGCCTGGGGGGTTCCCAATCTTCAACACCATGTTCTTGATGGAGGACATGGCTCACAACGTGGCCTATGCAGGAGCCAGCCAGTTTGACCAAAACAAAATGGTTAATGCGGCGCTGGGTGCAATCGCTGGGCACCTTGAAAGGGCATCAGCATTGGGCCAAGTGCAGCAATTGTTTGACATTGTTTTTGGCAATCAGCAAAACGCAGACCAAAAAGTTGGCTCTCTTGTTGGTTACATGGCTGCGGGTCAAGTGCCAGGAGCGGGACCAATGCGTTCGCTTGAACGGTTCTCTAATTCGCAGCAGTCAGATCTTTATCGTGATGCTCCATGGACTCATAAAGACGAGCTGTTATTCCCCCGAGAGGAGACAGAAAAGCTTGAGTCCGAACTTCGCTACTGGGCATATAACTTCAGCGGTTTGGCTGGAGTTGCCGGTGGGGCATATAAAGACAAGGATTGGCTGGGCAGTCCGATCCGTCTGCAATGGGGTGCAAACTTCATGGATCACTGGGAAAACAGGTTCTCTCCAAAGCTGTACCCGAAAGAACGTGTCTACAAAGTGCTTCGTCAATTAGGTGCGCTGTCACCTCCAGACGAGCTCATCACCCGAAGGTTGGATGACATTCCAATGAGCGACGATCTTCAAAAGGAGTTCAACGACACGCTCGGATCTATCAAAGGCACAACAGATCCTGTCGTGGCTCTGAAGAATTCTGGCGTTAGCACTACTTGGACGGTCAAACTTCCCGGCAGCATTAACTTCCGAACCGTGGAAGGTATCACAGTTAAGAAAGACTCAAAGAATTTCAACCTTGATATGTCCTTGTTCCTGGGCAAGCACACGGAAGGGAAGACAGTGCTTGAAGCAATGAAGTCATTGACCAATGACCCAATGTTCTTGGCAATTGAGAATGATCCTGAGCTTCAGAGTAATGAAAACGTGCCAGCAGAGGAACGGCGCAAGCAAGCGGCAGTGATCATGGTCGAGGCGGTGAAGGGTTACTACAGCCATATGACCAAATCGAAGTTTGAGAATGAACAGAACCCGTCGCCATCAGTTGAACAGTGGCAGGAACGCCTGAAGATCCTTAGAGCCAAGCAGGCTCAAGCGCAGATGGATCAGATCGGTGGCGCTCCAAGAGCGAGCGCGGCGGCGGCTCGGATTGAGGCTATGTCCTCAGCAATACAAAGGGCAGAATAGAGCTACTGCGCAGAGGCTAGAGCGAATGCGTTTGCAAACGTCCTAGAACAGGCACAATAGAGCTACTGCCCCGCAGAACAGATGCCAGTCGTTTCGTTTTATTCAGCTGACGTGTATCCGGGGACCGGCTCACAGGTCGCGTTTCCGGTCACGTTTGATTTTCTGGATCGGGACACTGTTGTTGTTTACCGGATTGAGACAGTTGACGGCAGCCAAACAGAACTAACTGTCATCCAAACGGGGACGCCAACAGGCGATGAATTTATTTGGGACAACGACCAGCTGATAACGGTAGGGACTGCGCCAACGACAGACCAGCAACTCAAGGTTCAGCGGCGCACCCCTGTCAATGAGCAAGCTGTGCAATGGAAGGATGGCAGCTACATCATTGCGGAGGACTTAAATACCAGCGAAGAGCAAAGCCTTTATATCGATCAAGAGTTGACCGATTGGCTTGGGGAAATTACTGGCGGCGGGTCTGGCCCTGGTGATTTTGTGAACCTGGACAATCTGGGTGATGTCACGATCACAAGCCCTGTTGACTGGGACCAACTGACGTTTGATGCGACTACCCAGCAATGGATAAATAAGAGCCCAATCACCGAGAGTGAGATGAGGAATGGAGCTGCTAGCTCTAGGTGGGTTGATGGTGCAATACCGACAGCAGGAGCGTCTAAGCGGTATTTTGAAAATCTTTATCAGGACACTCCACCGGATCCCAATGAAGCCTGGGAGCGAGGAAAACTTTGGTATCAGAGATATGTAACCAACCTGGGGAAGGAGTTTCAAAACTTTGCTATTTACGATGGTGCTACTTGGCAGACAATTGCAGCCGGTGAGGTAGTACCTAATCCATTTACACCACAAAGCGTTCTGTATGTAGATCCACAAGGTGAAGACACTAACCCTGGACGGAGACCTGATGAAGCATTCCGTACTATTAAACGTGCGGTAGAGGTTGCTAATACAGCGACTCCAGGAACAGTGTCAACCGTAAGTACGGCTGCTTACGATAACGTTAGTGGCTTCGTTAATATCACAACAGCTGCTAATCACAATTTAATCAGTGGCACTACAGTTACATTATCTCCAATGGTTTGGAGTTGTACTGATGGGCAGGCTTCGTTTCCTGGTGTAAGTAAACAGTTCAGAATTTCCTCGGTAACAGGCCCTACAACATTCAGAGTTTATGCAGGGCCAACTGAGAAGGCACACACATATGTATCAGGTGGAGTCGTTACTCCTAAAGATGCGCGTCTAGGTGATGCCTATACAATCCGTTGTGCTCCTGGCGTCTACGCTGAGAAGTTCCCGATTCAAGTTCAAGCTAAGAACCTTGCCATTATTGGTAGTTCTTTGCGTAATACCTATATTCATCCTGACATCACTGGTGAAGCTGTAGCTGGACAACAACAAGGAATAGATATTTATCCTGGTGAACTGGAGATCATGTTTGAGCTGGACAGCGGCTCTTATCTCACTGGATTCACCTTTGCTGGATTGAAGAGTCTTGGGACTCGTGGCAATGGTGGCATTGACCCTGACCCAACCTATGGATTACCTCCACAACAAGGTTGGGTAGCAGCTCACAGGCAAGGTGCCTTTATTACTAAGTCTCCTTATATCCAGAACTGTACCCACTTCTCTGACCTTCAAACTGATAACGCCAACTTTGACCCTAACTTCTTAGCAGGTGAAGGTGGTGATACAACATCAGGACCAGCAGGCGGCGGCATCCTTGTAGATGGAGAAAGAGTTGATGTTTCATCTCCTCTACGTTCATTTGTTGTAGATAGTTTCACGCAGATCTCGCTCGGTGGGCCCGGCGTGACTTGTCTAAACAACGGATACGCGCAGTTAGTATCATTTTTTGGCACATTCTGTTGGTATCATGCGAAGTCACTTAATGGTGGCCAGCTAAACCTCAGTAACTGTACTTCTGACTTTGGTCAATACGGACTGATTGCTGATGGTAAATCAGATTCACCTATCTTTACTGCTGCATTGAAAGATGATGTAGCCGCAGGTGTTCAATTTATTGATCTTGTCAGCTTTACCAAGGGAACACAGTGGGAACCCCCACGTCAGATGACACCACTAGATCACATGGTGGTTGAGATTGTTGATGCGAACGGCGATAGTGTCCTGTATCCAATTCTTGGTTCTACTAAAACAGCTACTGGTTATGAGGTAAATATTTTTTCGCCTCTCGCGGATACGGTTGGTGACCCTGACGCATTTGAAAACGGTGGATTAAAAGTCGCTGGTGTCGCGGGCAACACTTGTAAGTTCTACCTCCAGTCGTACATTAGTACTGGTGGGCATGTCATGGAGTTCGTTGGTAGCGGGACGGACTACCGGGCTCACCCAGATTTTGGCGGCATCCCAGAACCTGCCAACCAAGCCATTGAAATTGGCGGTGTAGGTGATGCTGGTTCACGTCTGACTTACATCAATGGTGGTCGTGTTTGGCT